ACCGCTCTTTATCTTTTTGGTTATTGGGTATTTACCAAACTTTTCTGGATCTATAATTGATACTACAGATTTTAAATCTTCTCTAGATAGCTTGTAACGTTGCTTTATACCTTTAAGAAACTTGGTACCAAATGCACGAATAGGAGCCTTTTTTAAAGCAAAGTCTAGCATACTATCCGAAAGCTTTAAAGCAGTCTTGCTATTAAATTTTCTTGCGATACCTCTCAATGTGGCGGAGGCAGGAAAAGCTAGTTTAGAAAACCCCATTCTCAAGCCTTCTGGAATCTTATCCAATAGCCCAGCCTCCATTCCATCAAGACCTGCATCTGCCTTTCTAAAATTCTTTACAGGCTTCATTACTTCTAATGCTCTAGCCATCTCTCTTGGCGTAAGTTCTGTACTGCTGTTCTTACCTGTTAATACATTAAGAACCTTCCTGTAATCCTTATCTGACAGACCAGCTTTTTTTTGAAATAATTTTACCTGTCTTCTACCTCTACTCCAAGCATCGTATCCCTTTTCACCTTTTTTGGGAACAACTTCTGATGGGGCTTTATCATCAACTATTAATCCCTTTTCTCTTTCTTTTTCTAGTATAGTTTTGCTTTTATTTACCTTACTAAATCCTGAAAAGAAATCTTTAGCAGTCGTTGTATGTCTTGTGCCAAGTTCTAAGTCTCTATATACGGCCATAGCCTGGCCTTTTTTATTGGTATAGATATTAATCAGATCAACATTCTGCTTTAATTTTTTGTCTTTATTAGCAAATATATTCTGCTCTTCAAATGGCCGTTGAGCTTCTTTGGTGGTCTTACCTTGGCCTGCCCTCATTACATTGTTAAGTAATGTTTTATCAGCTAGAATACGTTCTGCCTCCTTAGGTGTATATCCCCATGCAATTAAAGCATTTCTCATCTTGCCTTCTACGTAGACCTTACCAGCCTTCTGCCTGGCAAAATGAAATCCTGTAAGTGCAAGACCATGTATTATTCTTTCTTGTGCTGTTCTATCTTTGTCTTGTCCGAAATCACTACCAGCCCCAGCCGCAAGTAAAAGTCCTGCCTCTACAGCAGTAGCCTTTGGTATTTGTAATATTTTTGGTAACCCTGCCGCACCAAAGAGAAGAGAGCTATAGAAGTCATGTTCCGCTGTCTTCATCCTATCTACTATACTAGCATCCGTTGGTAGCATAAGCTGTCCATAGGTACCAAACGTAACAATATTTCTAGCACCTAAATCAACAGCCTTGGCTAGCCTAGGACTTGTAACTGTAAGCTTAGCCATTGTATTAAGATAATTTCTACCAACCCAAGGGGATCGGCCCAAAAGACCTGAGGATCCTATACCCAAATACTTAGCCGCACCCTTCATTCTACCTGCCTTCACCAAGGTTCTAGCTGTCTTAGCTAATTGTACAGCCTTTACCCCTTTGGCTGGTGCGCCAATCCATGTAGCCCCGCCTGTTACAGCACCAAGACCAGCGAAACCGACTAGCATGCCTGAAAAACCGCCAGCAAGGTCTGCTACTATCTCACGTGTGTACTCAGCTTCTGGTAGATTAGGATCATATAATTCGAATGGAGCTAGATATTCGAAAAACCTATCTTTAAATCTTCTTCCAAGTGAGGCTTTTGTCCTCTCTGGCATTTCTCTAGGGCCAAGAAAAGGAACCTCTCTTGGGCTAGACAACGCTGATGGAAATGTGAAAGGTGGATCAGGAACCTCTAATTCAGGTTCTACTTTTTCTGGAGGAAGACCTCTTTGAATCTCGCCTGCAAAATTTACTACTGTCTCATCATCTTCTTTGAGACCAGTCCAAGTAGAAACAAATTGTACAGGATCTTTATCAACATCTTTCCAAATCTGTTTAGCTCTCCATCGAGCCGCATCCTCTCCTAGTTCAGGACTTGGAAACTTTGCACGGGTATATGTTTTACCTTCGTGGTCGGTATATTCTGGCCCTTCAGTGGCACCAAATCTTTCTGCAAGTTCGTCTGTATAATTTAAATTACCAAAGCTATAGTCATCTTCAAACCTACCTATAGCATCCATTATAGCTTCAATATCGGTCTTACCAATATTTAATGCAGAAGGGAATACAAATCCGGAGTCTACTGCCGAAGGGAAAGTAAATGTTTCTTCTTTAGTCTGTAGTCTCGCCGAAGGAAATATAAATTGAGATGACTGAGGAGGCATTACTGCCTACGCCATGGACTTAAATTCTTTATCATCCCATTGAATTCTTCTACAGAAATGCTTTGCCATTCTTTCTTTCCATACACATCAACTTCAGAGCGTGTAGCATCTCTTGCCTCATACGATCCTTCGGGCCTATTATATCTAAATCTTAAAATACCGCCTGTCTCTCTATCCTTCCAAAGTTCTCCGCCAACATATTTATTTAATGTTTCGTCTGGCCCAGAACCTCCTGTGACTTTCGCTACAGCTTGACCAGCTATATCAAATAATTGTCCAGTTATACTAGAACTTCCAGTTGCACTAGGACTTAAAATTTCTTCCCTAACCTTATCAAATTCACTAGAATTTATAAACTGTATAACATCTTCATCCGTTGGAACTGTATTAGAGCCGACCTGACTCACCCACAATGGATACGTTTTAAGAAATTCTTTAGTTTTTCCTATAAGCGCCGGATCAGGGGGCAGTGGCGGTGGAGTATCATCATTATCACCATTATCACCATTTGTAGGAATATTCATAAGTCTTTTCATATCCTTTCTAACCCATTCTATCGTATCCGATCCATACGCTTCCATCATTTGAGATCGGTTATCATCATCTAGAATTTGCTGATATAGTGCTAATTTTGCATTCTTGTCTGTAATTATCGTTGGAATAATATTGACAACAGCACCAGGTGAATGCTTTAACATCTCAACTAGCCTCCCATGAGTATCAGTAGGAATATGTTCCTTATATGTAATAAGCATTTCATTACCAAGAAGCATAGTACCAAGGTCTTTTTGAGCCAAGGCTTGATCTATCATATCAAGAGTCTTGGGATTAGAAATGCCTGAACGAACTGCTTCTAAATTTGTTTTAGCCGTAATCCTCTCACTTGCATCGTCTGCGGTCATAAGAGTATTAATATAACCTCTGGCCTTTCTCTGTTTATCGGCAGGCTCATGAAAGACAGAATCTAGATTTTGGTAGTTTTCTGCAACGCTTGGTATCTTATGATCTGTACTGTTATGAATATACCTATCCATAATTTCCAAATCTCCTGTTGCTAATACTGCTCTCCAATTTGCGGCCTCATCAGACCTAGCATTTTCATCTGCTCTTGCCTCAAGTTGCTTATCCAACTTTGCCATATCCATATCGTGGCCAATCTTAGCACTAAGCAAACTGCCGCCAATATTTGCTACTTTATCTCCTAACTCTTTACCTGCACCTGATAGGAATCCACCCATCCCACTACCTGCAGGCGATCCTGGTAATCTAGGCATTATTTATTCTCCCATAACATATTTACTAAATCGTTGAGGTCTCCACTACTCTTAGCTTTGTTGACTAAAAATTGTGGTGCCTCGTTTAAATTAAATCTTTGTTTCATTCCCTTCCATCGCTTCTGACATTTACCACAGGACTTGTGCTTATTCATATAGGCGTTTAATAGAACTTTCTTAGGTTTTGTATTCATATCTACTCCTTATCTATATAGGTCTTCTAAAATACTATTCTGATTAAAAGAATAATTCATTCTATTTTTATATAACTGGTCTAGAAAGCTCTTAGGCCCTTTAGTATTTGGACTCCCTAATGGAGTAACCTGAACTAATTCACGACCTCCTGGATTGTCACCCACCATAATATTCTGAGGCCCTGAGGTAATAAAATTAGCACCGTATCTAGCAGAGGGTGGTGATGGCATAGTAGTTACAGGAACATCAGGAGCACCTGGAACATCAGCTTTGCAATCATCAATACATTCCTGCCATTCTCTTAATGCTACATTTCTTTTAGTTCCTTTAGGTCTTGGCCCACACAAATCTTCACAAGTTTCTTCTTCTTTGCCTTCTCCACAGCCTTCTTCACATTCTGCAAGAGTTTCATACTCACCTTGTTCTTCGGCCTCTATGCAAGCCCCCTCAATACAATCATATGTTAATCCTGTTGCACATTCTGATTCACATGACTCTAGACTATCAAATACACCATCCGGATCGGGTACACACGCACCATTTTGACATGAATAAGCTTGTCTTTCCTCTTTTCCGTCCCCGCAATCACCGTCACAATCATCACTGGTATATTCACCTGCCGCATCAGGCACACATTCATCATCTACACAAGAATAATATGTATCAAAATCATCGTCACCACCAGTGCACCCCTTAATACATTGATCTTTATCGTCATATCCTTTTTGTTGCCAGTACCAGACACCTTCTATGCCGGGTATCTTACCACATTGTTCGTCACATGATTCTGTACTTCTTCCGTCCACAACAACATCTGTATCTACAGGGCAATCCTCATCTTCACCAACACAGCTACCATTATCGCATTGTTTCTGACCTTCTGGGCAACCTTTATCAATACCCTCAGCAACAATTCCAGCCTGTTTTATTGTCTGATTTAACCAATCATATAGAATGCTATCAACCTCAGAGATTCTTTTATCCATTTCATCTCTAAGATTTAAAGAGGCTTCGTCTCTAGCTAATTGATCCTTTTCAGCATCTGTAAGCAGTCCAGCATCTGCCTCCTGCTTCCTAAGTCGAATGCTATTAGACCTTTCTATTATAGCCTGTTCAGATGCATCTGCGGACTGTTCATCTCCGAGAAACTTTAGATAGGCATAGTCCATAGCCTCCTGAGTCTCTTCTCTAATTTGGCCGGTAGTTAAATTATATTTACTCTGTATATTCTCAAAATCTGGAATATATATATTGGCAACTATATTTGAAAAAGCATCTTGAGATTGTTCATATACCCTTTGCTCCATAGTCTTTGCATAGCCACTGCCAGCAAATTCGGTGCCAAGTGCCTCGGAAATCCCAGGGAGAGCACCTAGTAATGAGCCTCTTAATTCTGATACGCTAGTTGTGAATTGCCTTTGAACATTACCTAATCCTCGTTTCTTTTCCTCTAATGCAACTGCCAACTTTCTATCCATATCAGATTTGAAAGTACCTTCGTAGTTACCCAACGCAGAAAGAAGTTGATCCCTTTCCTCTTCGGATATATGACCTTCGTCATAGGCTTGATTTATTCTAGCTTTATATTTTTCGGTACCAATCTGTTGTTGATAAGTTACAGCCTGTAAGGCAAAAGCTGATTTTAATAATTCTTCGTGTTGGTCTATACTAATTAATCCATCTTTATATGCCTGATCAATAGTAGCCTGTCGTCTTTTTCTATCGGCTGTAGCTACACCAAACGCACGATTAATTAATGCTTGTTGCTGTCCTGCGTATTCAGGAAGTTTAGGAAGAACATCTTCAAATGCTTCAAATGGAAACTCTGGAAAGAATTCGGAGTAATCATCTTCACCAAATCCAAATGTTTCAGCTATTTTTTTATAATAATTCGGGCCAAAGAAATCTTCATAATCAACCCATGTACCACCGGCGGTCTCACAACCTGCCTGTCCTCTCTCTGTAATATCTTGCGTAGCACCCTGACAGAATCCACCAAGATTAACTGTATCTAAATATCCTTCAAGTGTCTCTGCATATACTGCATCAGATATACAATCGTAACCTGCGGGATTATCAGGATTTTCTTTACAGGTATATCCTTCGGGACAGCTAGCAGTATCACAAGGGCCAGGTGTAGCAGGAGAATCCTTAGTACCTAGACAATTACATCTTTCATTCGCATCATCCCATTCACATCCTTCCCGTGTATTACAAGACTCTTTTTGCTGTCTTATATAATCAGACCAACCATATATAGGATCAGGCTGAGCAGGGTCAGCGGCAGGAAATGTAGTGGTAGTGCCTTGGGTACTAGTTGTACCAGTCGCATCACCTAAAAGACTATTGTTTTGAATAACAGGCATTATTTATCCACTGATTTTTCCCATCCAAGGTTCATATGTTTCAGGATCAACTTGGAAAAGAACCAAGATAAGCAGAAGGCTTAACAGCTTTAGGTTTACTTGACTTGCCAAACATATCAGCAAAACCAAATATATCGGTAACCTTACCTTCGCCTTCCCACCAACCTACACGCTCTGCTCCCTCTTCTGGATTTAACCACTTCTTTAACATATCACTGCTTTGCGGATTGCTAGCAACCATAAATTGAATGGTGTCTAAAAATCTATTCATCGTATTTCTACCTCTTTGGGTAGAAAGATCAACTTGGTGAGTTTGCATATATCTGTTGAAGTCGCTCCTTTGTTTACTTAGAATTGCGGCTTTGGATTTATGAAACCTTACAGGAACCTCACCTAACGATTCTGGCATTTCAGGGACATCTCTTTTTTTAAAGCCTTCCATTGTAACGGCACCCTCTTGACCTACTTTTTCACCAAGATAAGCACCTGCATCATATCCCCATTTAGCACATCTCGGATCACCATGACAGAGAATAAGCCCCACTAAAGCACCCAGTCCACCGCCTCCAATTGGGCCGCCATACTGTTCCATCCTTTGCTCTCTCTGCCCTTCTCCTCGATAAGCTCCCTCGGCAAATTCTTCCTGTTCCAAGCTTCTTCCAAGAATCTTTTCAAGGTCGGAGCGTTGTGCTATATTTAAAAGAGACCGACCAGTAGCACCAGCTAATCCTGCAGCTCCTTTTAGTCCTGTTAATTCTCTTGAATATTCCGCCATAATTAATCTCCTTTAATCTAAATTGTCCCAAGTATTATTATTTTCTTCAATGGGAATAAAATCTGAATAGTAAAGTTTCGCACCGAGTCTGATGTATAATCTAAGATTCTTCCCAGGAATTCTAGCATACATTCTATCTCCATCAGCCATTTCATTTAATGATGGGGGATGACTAGAAATAGCAATCGGTGACTGCGAAACATTTCTTAATTTTCTTTCTATATTCTCCATCAGCTAACTCTTTTAAATATAGGTCTGTATTCAACAGACAAATCATTTATTTGTATGCCATCTGTAGTACCTGTAGCACCAGAAGGATTAGTTACCTTAAATCTAATACTCTGACATTCTATAGGCGTACTAGCCGTAGCTCTTAACTTCTGCCATCCTGATCCTGATGCAAAATTACCTGTTAGCTGACTTGAGAAACTGGTACTACCATCAGTAGCATAATAGATTGGTTGAGTTTGAGCTGTATCACTTTTATAGGTTAGAGTTAAACCATAAACCTTCTTATTTCTGCTCGGGTCTCCAAAGTCTATATCCCTAGTTGTGAATTTAAATTCATCTTCACCTATAGCTCTCATCGTATCAGACCATTCTTTTATACTATAGCCATCTGTGGTAGCATTCCAGGTATTATTTTGACCCGACCAATCCCCTGCTGTAACCCACTCTACATCACCAAAATACTTTGTCTGATATACAGTTGTCATATTTCCATTCCAATCTACAACCATATTACTTCTATTGTAATCATCGTCAAAGGCAGACTTCCCACTAACAAAAGACTGAACTCTAAAATCATAAACATATACATCGCCAAGGTTGGCGAAGGCATCTTTTAATACAACCAAATAATATCTTTTAGGATTATATCCTATAAGAGTATCTTCCGTTACAAATGATTGCCAATCTGATTCCTTAATCTTATTGAATAGGAGATTTGTTATATTCTGACCGTCATACATATAGAGTCCAAAATCATTAACCCAACATATTCCAAATTCTGTCTTAACGGATGCATATGGATGCCCTATCCCTGCGAAGTCTTTAATATTCTCTACATACCAGTTTGCTGGAGATGGCGATGCTATATTTATAATATATAACTTCCTATTCTTGAAAGCTAACAGACGATCCGAAAACTCTTCTAGCTTTACAAATTCCTCAGCATCACCCTTGACCACATCGATAAAGAAGCTTGTTGGAAAGGTATCAAATTTCCCGATAGGGGTGTACATGATTCTATCTCTCATTCTCATAGCTATGCCATCTTCATTGAAAGTTTTAACATTGGCTACATAGCATCTTCTATTCGCTACTACGGCTGTCTTATATCCCTCTCCATTACCTGATATAGTTATTTTCTTTTCATCAGGTCTAAAACCATTTAATATTTCATATGTTTCTAAATTAAGTGAAAGCGAAACTATGCCAGTAACCTTAACCTCGTCTCCGCTATTTATAACCCAAGGACTGTATACAGCACCCATTTCAGCTCTTACACCATCTCTTAAATTAATATCCAAAAGTAAAGACCAAGGATCGTCTGTGCCATCTTTTCTAGCGTATACTCGACCACCAATAACTCTTTTATCAAATGGAGCTACCGCATGAACATCTATTGTTAATTTATTGCTATCTCCACCAGGAGTAAATGTTGCACTTGATTCATCTAATAAAGATTCTTGGCCTCCTACATATATCTTAGTAGCATTAACCTGATATGCGACATTCTCATATGTGCCACCAGAACCAGATGCCACCTTTATATTAAATCCAGTACCAGCACTTGGATAGGTTGTATTGTGTACAACGATATCAGTCGGAGGAGCAAGAGTATTGGCAACGCTTACCCATTCATCATAGGCAACATCAGAAGACGGACTAATACCATTGAAGTCAGTTCTGTTAATATATCCGTACCAATAAGGTTGAACAGCGGCTCCAAATGAAGCATCTGCAACCCTCAAAGCCTCGTCAGCAAAATAGAATACGCCTAAAGGAAGCTTATGTATTGTAACGGTTCCGCTTTCACTAGCTTGTACTGTAAATGGAGTACCCTCTACCGTAATAGTTCCTGCTACTACCTTTGTAACTCTTACAGCATTTAAATTATTTGCTGTTGTACTTGAGCATCCAGTAATACCTATAATATCACCCTTTTGAATACCAGCACTTACAAATCCATTTGCACTATCTGTTATTGTTGATGTTGTAGGAAAATCTATTTGACCTCCGCTAGCCGCCACATCTGTAGTAATAGTTCCTAAATCAATTTGACTAGCATTGAAAGAATCACCAGTTTTATCGTACAAATCTACTGTTGCGGTCTTAGAGTCCATTACCGCCAACCAGTTCTCACCAGTATCTAATGCAGAAGAACCAGCTTCATGATCTGATTCAAATACAAATGCACCATATCCAGGAGTAATATGTCCTGCTGTTAAACCTGAGTCAATATCTGTATGTGTTGTATCTCCACCTAAAGGACGAACAGATTTTCTCTGATCCATTACAATGTTTTCAGCTTCGGATATTTCATTCTCAGCTAGATCCCTTGGATCCATAGCAGAGTTCAATCCACCTGAAAAATCATTTAATGTATAAAATCCTTTAGGCATGAAGTGCTCTCCTGAACCAACCGTAATAATACTTTTCTAACTTTGGTCGAGTCATTGACAATCTAGCATATTCCATTACTCTATAAGCTCTTAATCTATCGTTCTCTAGCTTGGTGGCAGCTTTAATTGTATTAGGCCCAATCTTACCATCTACCTTAATCTTATCTTTATTCTTTCCGTTGCAAGCACGTTGCAATATTTTAACAGACTTTGATATGCCTTGATTTACAACCATATCAAAATACTGACCTTGTAATTTATCAGGTAATCGTTCAACCTTTGCTGGCAACCAATATTCATCTTTATATATCTCTACAGCATCATCCAGTGTAAGATTCTTTATATCAATCTTTGGATATGCTTTTTTGGAAATACCGTACTTTGTCTCTCCGCCGGGGTCATCAGGGTCGTTTACATACCCTCCCTCACGACCAATTACCTTAGTTATCTCTTGATAAAACGGCATTATTTTTTCTTCATTACTTTCATGCCCATCAAAACCTTTTTCATAGCTGTCCATACAAGATCATCCATCTTGCTTGGTGACATAGCTACGACTTTGTCTATCACCATAACGGCAATCATTACGTATTGCCAATTTTGCATTATCCAGTCCATAGTGAACCTCCCATTTTTTATTTATATAATATCCAATCTGATGCATCAAAATCTTTGTGTAAGAATCCATGTTGCGATGGGTCTTCAGATGTATCTTCTTCTTCGGGAATAAGAATGTTGTCTGGCCCATTTTCACTCCTCCAACTACATCCTTCATAAAAGAACATACCAATAGCAAACACGCAGAGCATACCTATAAAGCCGCCAAACATATTGCCAAATTCTTGACCCCAGTCTTCCAAATCTTCCTCCCAAGGTGCTTTTTTCATCACGATTTATTTGTCATTATTCCGACCAAAAGTCTTAGGTCAGATTTAATCTCACCTAAAGCAACTTTCACCTCTGACATAGCTTTTGCGTTGTCTTCATGTCGCCTACCAAACTCATTCTTGACCTCGTACAGGCTGAAGACTATGAAGCGATAAAGAGCATATATAGCAGCTCCCAACAATATGACTGGGAGACCATATTGCTCCATTAATCCTAATACAGATTCAGCATCCATTATTTACAATCACAGTTCTCACATTCACAATTTTCACAATCACATTCATTCGTCATTTTATTTACCCCCAAATACTACACTGCTAACCAGAGCAAGCACAGACCCAAGAATAACGCCAACAAGCGAACCCACCCCTTTAAGCCACGATACCTGCTTCGCAAGGTCAGTTTGTTGCACGTCCAATCGTCCAAGATTGTCCTTAATCCATTTGACATCAGTCTTGACCTCAGTCAAGTCGGTTTTTAAGTTTTCTCTCCAATCAGTCAGCTCTTGTCCGTTCATTTTTCATTTCTTCTTTAAATATCCATTTTGTTTCAGAAGGAGTTGACACGTATAAATCAACAGAGTTATGAGTGCTCCCCAAAAGATGGACGGAAACACGTTTTTTATCGACATCATTAACATGGCACCGACAACTGCAATCGCACACGCTACTACTGGATCTTTCATTGTCCACGACCATTAATCCTTCCCTTGATAAAATTTATTTCGTCAGTTACATCATTCATTTCTTGTATTATCTGTTCATGTCTTCGATCTCTAGTTTCGTCCGATCTATTCCATCTATCTATTAATTTGATACAAATATCTTCTACTTCTTTTAGTTTACCCATTAATGTTCTTTGCAAAAACATAATCTGTGCCGCAAACAACACAATGATAACTCCAATAGCTCCATACTCCGCATAGGCTTCAAGCATAACCCGCTTCCGCTAATTCTTCCTGTAATTCATAATCCATATTAGATCCAAACTTAATCTTATGAAAGTCAAGAGCATGACGTGTTAGGTCATAAATATTATCGTATACGGGTATTTTCCACATCTCATCTTTTGGTATATCTACCTTCACCTTCCCATTCTTCTCTTTATAATTATCTGAATTAGCCATAAGACACAACCTGCAATAGCTTTTAGTCATCACGCTTCTTGATTCCAAATCTTTCCAATAAAGATTTATTTTCTACTTGAAGCTGTTCGTTGTCATGCTCCAATTCTTCTATATGTTCTTTTTCCATCTGCTCTAACCTTGTCTGTATTCCCACTATTTCGTCATGCATCTGTGTTATCCTAGCTCCATGGTCATCCAATGTCCCACGAACTTGAAAGTAGAACGAGGTAAGCAGAACAGAAGCTGTAATAATCTGTATGAGCCACTTAATATTAATATTAACATGAAGATTGTCATTCAACCCCGTTGACATTTTCTATTCATACCTATTTATAGTTCATTTCCATTGTGTAGGAAACTGTTTTATCTGCAGGCCAATCATCTGTTGCCCATCTCTGTTTAGAGAAAAATTCTCCATGACCATAGCTAAATGGATAAGTCCAGTCTCTTGCGTTGTCAGGCCAAGGTACAAACAAAGTCATATCCATTACGTCACCCGTAACC